CAAGAAGATTCACAAAGAAAACAATTCCACCAGTTACTATCCAACAAGTCAAAGAGAAATTCGGAACCCTCAGATTCTACTACAGTGGTGGGGACGGAAGGATAGAAGGCATGGTATCATTTGCAGAGAAGATGTCAGATAAAATCTGTGAAGAAACTGGCGAGAGAGGATATTTATGTTCTAAAAATGGATGGTTAAGGACTCTCTCAATAGCACAAATGTGCAAATATGGTTATACTCGCCATAACTCGCCATAACTGACGATATAAATAATTATGAGTGGAGGACATTTTGATTACCAACAATATACATTACGCTTTGAGAGAAGCGGGAATTAAATTTTAAATATTATGTCCTTCGAGCAAGACAAAACACTTTACACAGCAAGACACGCTCGTCTTATTGAAGCTCTGCACAATTTGTCACACTGGTGTGCCAAGAGAGCAGAAGGAGAGCATGATGACGATACTACAATGACAATGCTTTTGAAAAAGGTAAATGAATTACCACATCAAATAAACAAAGCAGGATGGATGGCATTAGATGAATTTAACAAACAAAACAATGAAACTTATTAAAGCAGGAAACAAATAAATAAATAAAAGAACAAATATTAAAATGAAATTAAAATTACTATTACTAAGCTTATTAATCGCGACAAATGCCGCAAATGCTAGAGTCACAACTACTTACGATGACACATACGTATCATCAAGCGTAGTTTATAATGGGATTGGACTATACACATATAGCTACAATATCACACCTGAGCTATTTACTACTTACGATATTTCTAACTTTGAAATTTTCTTTTGTGAGGATGCAAAAATTCTTAACGCTAGATCGAACATACGCTTCACTGAAGAATTGGGAGATAGATTTTTTAAATTCGATAGTATTGAGGACGATAACAACGATAAGCAATTATGGTTTACTTTTGATAGCCCCAATGCTCCAGAGATTGGTGATGTCGCTGTTAAATACGCAAGGACAGAGACATTTGCAAAGGAATACGTACCTTCTTGTGTAACAATTCCAGAACCTTCTGTTGTTGGTCTTTCATTCTTAGGTATGTTGTTATTATTACGCCGCAAACGATGAAATTATTAATCTTACTGTGGAGTATTTTCTCAGAAAAATTCGATACTGTCAAACCAGTCGAATATTCTTCTAAAGGCGTGATACCTAGCTGCGACAAAGTTCCTGTGGAGATTGTAGAAATGCCTGATGTTTTGAAAAAAGTGCCAAATTTTGTAATTATACCTATTATAAGAACAAGACCAGCTACTAATAATGAACTTAAATTTAATGTGAAAAAATAAAAACTAAGGTATACTATAATCATGAAACTTTTAGGAAAAACAGATGGTGAGAAATTCATCGCATCGCTTCACCATTATCATTACGTTACTCATGGCGACATGATGTGCGATGGTGGTCAACCTCATACGAATTTTTATGGAGGTTATAATCGCTTTTCTTTTGATGGTGAGACAGTCTGGTTCGAATTTAATGCTGATTTCGCAGAAATTTATAACAAATATAATCGAAAAGAAATCAATGGTGTTTGGGATGTGAAACAAGGTAGAATCCTACCACCTGAAGAACGTCCAAATTGTGATAGCATCGAAGAGAAAATGGATAATTTTATTTGGGGGACTTATGGTAAAGATGGTAAATCACCTCTGAAATACGTTCTCCTAAAGAATTGCGATACCGATCATCTACAGAATATTTTGAAAGATGTTAAACATATTCAAGCAGAGACAAAGAAAGTAATTGAATACATTTTGAAAAGTCGTGGAGTATGAGTATTGAAGAAAGATAAAAACTAGATTACAATAATAGCATGAAAAGATTAACGAAAATAGACATAAATCCCGACAGTCTTGTGCTTCAAGCGCAAACAATCGAAGAATATCGTAAAGATCAGGAAAACGGTTGGTTCTCTATTTACGAGGGAAAATCACCACCAATTTCTTATGAAATGGTCGGTGAATTAATCGGTGAAATTAAATGTGATTCTCCGATTCTCATGGATCGATTTTTCCGATCTGACGTTACAGGAGCATTGGTTGAAATGCGTGGCGTTTTCCATAGCTCGATTGTTCGGAATGTGGAAGAGCGGAATGGCGTGACTTACGTTACAACTGATAATAGCTTATACAAAGTAGAAGACTATGTTTAAATTATGAAAAAAAATCAATTAATTGAACAGCTTCAAAAAATCAAAGGCAATCCCGAAATCAAAATGTGGAATGGGTATGTTGATGATTGGATGAATATTCAACTTTGCGAACAAGAGTTTGTCAAAGAATCAGAGGACTTTATTCGTTGGAGTATCGAGATGGCTTGGAAGGAGCGTAACCAAAAATGGGAAATCCCTGAAGAGGCGCAGATTCAAATCGAAGAGGTTATAAAAGAAAGATTAAAAGATAGACAGTGGGAATTGCCGAATCAATGTTTGCAAACAAAAGAAGATGAGGAGCGTTGGTATGGTAAAAATAAAAAGAAGTTCGTTTTAATCAACGGAAAAACTCGCGGCAAATCAATTGAAGATCGACTTGGAAAAGTCAGCTATTAATATGAAACTACCAGACAAAGAAGAATTTAATTACAAAGATTGCGTCATCGCTGGTGACGAATGTTGGCTCATTACGCCGAAAGAAATCGGAGTGAAGTGGACGGAAGATACAATGAAATTTCGTTCGATGATCGTTCGCGTCTCTGATAATTTTATCGTATCGCGTTCGTTCTCAAAGTTTTTCAATTATACGGAGCAGCCAGATTTGGATAAATTTCCTCTGGATGAACCTTTTGTCGCTTACGAGAAATTAGATGGTAGCTTGCTTATTTGTGATCAATACAAGGGCAATCTATTGCACAGAACTAGAGGCACAGCAGATGCGAGACAAATGCCTAATGGTCATGAGATTGATTTTTTAATCAAAAAATATAAAAAGTTTTTTGAATTTATCAAAGACGTTGAGAGTAATTCTGAATTTACATTTTTATGTGAGTGGCAAACTAATAGCAATGTGATTGTTATTGGTGGTTTTCCCGAACCGAAATTGTCTTTGATTGGAATAATTAAAAAAGATTCTGGATGGATGGCGACACAAGAATATTTAGATCAGTTGGCTATCACTCTTGAAATCGACAGACCTGCAAAATATTCCTACGACTCTATTCAAGAATGTCTTGAAGATGTTGAAATGTGGGTAGGCAAAGAGGGTGTTGTTTTATACTCTGAATCTGGAAAAATGCGCAAGGCAAAGGGCAGTTGGTATTGTTCTGTTCACCGATTGGCAACTGGATTGCGTAGCACTTCTCATGTTTTAGAATTCTTTTTAGAATCTCCAAGATTCATTGATTATCAAGATTTTTATAACTATACTGTCAATCACATCGACTTCGAAGTAGCAGAGAAAATCAAAGACGAGGCTAAATTGATTACCGATGCCTATACTAAATTCGTAAAGTGTGTAGATAATATGAATGAGCGAATTCCTTTTATTCGGAATTATGAAACTCGCAAAGAACAAGCAATGGCGATTCAGGAAGAGTTTCGCGATTGGAAGACTCCGATTGCATTTATTTTGCTTGACAAGCGTGACATTGATGATAAAATCGTGCGCAAAGCAATGGAGAAAATCTTAGAATTGGAACACAAAAATTAACCAAAAAATATGTTGGAAAAAATAAATAAAAATTTTATATTGGCTACGAGTGCAACTTGCGGTCCATGTCACTTGCTTAAAGCAAGACTGGAGAAATTGGAATTAACTGTGGAAATTAAAAATTACAATGATCCACAAAACATTGAATGGTTCAAAAAACATGGTATTCGTAATGTTCCATGTTTGGTAGTGGAAGATGGTGATACCTTTGAAATCATTCAAGGTATTGATGATATTATTGAAAAAATTAAACAAAGTGAATAAAAATATCAAACACAAATGGGAAGATAGAAACAAAATCTTTTTTTCAAGCGATTGGCATAATTACCACGATCCGAAATGGGACATTCCCATTTGGAAAATGAGAGGTTATAATTCCCCTCAAGAATCTGTGGATGATGTGGTGAGCAAAATCAATGCGAGAGTTAAAGAAGATGATTTTTTATGGGTGATTGGCGATAGCTTTTTGTCAGCAACAGATAATCAAGTGTTAAATTGGTGGAATAATATCATGTGTCAGAATGTTATGGTTCTTTTTGGGAATCATGAATCACAAATGTATCGTATCTATAAAAATGCCGTAATGGATCAATATGGTAAATCTGACATTGAAGTGTATCCACTCAGGTTGAATAATTTAACTTTTATGGGGAACCATCAAGAAATTCAGGTTGGAAAAATTAGAATTGTTTTAAATCATTTCCCATTGAGAACGCATAACCAATGTTCCAGAGGTTCGTGGCATTTACATGGT